GAGGAGTTTTAGCATTGGAGGACAGGCAATACAGAAAGTAAAGAAAAGCCACCCCGAACTAGGACAATACAATGAAATAAGCAAACTAGAACTACATGAGGTTACAATCTGTGAAAAAGGAATAAACCCGGAAGCAAAGTTTGATATTTTAAAACAAGAAAAGGAAGTAAAAAATATGAGCAAAATAGAAAAAGCACTTGAAGAGTTAGATGCGCTAATGGCAGAAGTCAATACTCTACGCAAGGAAGAAGATATGGAGAGTATGGATATGTCAGAAGATGAAAAGATGATGAACGAAAAAATGATGGACGAAAAGATGGCTGACGAAAAAATGGCTGAAGAAGATGAGAAAATGGCTGAAGAAAAAGGCGCATATCATGATGAAGAAGCAAAAGCAGTTGTTTCAACTCTTGACGGAGCCGGTGTTGAAATCGGTGAGCCAGCAGATAGAGTCATTATTGAAGGTGGCAGACCTAAAGCATCTGACCTACCAGTTGTAAAAGCATTTGAGAATAAAGAACTACAAACTCTTGATTTGTCTAATGCTAACATCGAGAAAGCATACGAGGCTTTCCGACAAGAACAACTAGAAAAGTTGGCATACGACAACTTGCAGAAATCATTTGAGTCTCGATTTGCGGCTGAAGTAGCACATAAAGAGAATGTTCTAGCAAAGTCAGAATATGATGCACAAAATGAAATCGCTTCTCTAAAAGAAGAATTTACTGCACTAAGAAAGTCTTTAACTGCTGAAAAGGAAACAATCCTAAAAGCACAAGAAGAATCAACAGTAACACTCCCAACTATGGAAGAACTAGCCGATATGGACTGGAATGATATCCACAAGATGGTAGGAGGCATTTAAGATGAGTTACATTAATACAATCGCAGATTTAGAAGCAAGAACTTATGGACTAACCGGAGCAACCGGCTTTAACAACCAATTGTTGAAGCAAGCGGGAACTGTTGCAGGTATTCATGTTAGTCATGATACCAATGCGGCAAGTGTCGCAGGTGGCGTTGGAATTACCGATGTCGGTGGTCTTTACAACAAGGTTTTCGGACAAAAAGTTTGGTCAATGCTAAACAGGGAATGTAATGCTCTTTCAGTTATTTCAAAGAGGCCATATACATCTAGTGGATGGAGAATAATGACAGAAAGACCTGCTGGCGGAAGCGGAAACGCTTTAGCAGTAGCGGCAAACAGTGATGATGGCGTTAGTGCGCCAACTGCTTCAAATATCGGTTCAGCAACCCCAAGAGCAGACGCTATTGGTGGTGTTCCGGAAAATGCACGATTAGACAATGCAACTGATGGACTAGCGGCTATTGCTCCTACCTATACTACACTATTTACAAGTCCTAAAATAATTGCACATCAATTCGACTTTAGCGAATTGGCTATGGAAATGGCAGCAATTGATGATGGAATCGGTGACATTAGAGCGCAAATGAGAGAAGACATGGGTAAGCATCACGCTGAAGTTCAGAACAAAATGCTAGTTATGCCACTTGAATTCTACCTTGGTTCCGGAAGCAGCGAGTCTCTTGATTTACTAGATAGAAACTATACTTCTCTATTGAAGGTTGTATCTTCTTCGGCTGAAATCGCACAAATGGATTCTGATGATTTCTACTCTCTAAAGTATGATAACAATTCAGGAACAGATGACGCTGACAATGAAGGAATGAAGAGACTTTACGGAACTGTTCGTGGTGCATCAGGTTCAGGATTCCTAGATGCTCAAGTAGATGATAATAATGATTATTCCGCTACTGGTGGTCGTCAATTAACTTTGACTGTAATCAACAATACTCTAAGACTACTTCGTGAAGCCGGTGGTTCACCAAAGGTTATCCTAACTGGATATGATACCATTCAAACTCTTGCTGACTTACTACAAGCACAAGAAAGATTCATGGATAGAAAAGAGATTGTCCCAACTGTAAACGGTGTTAGAGGAACAAAGGGTGCTGAAGTAGGATTTAGAGTTTCTACATACTACGATATCCCATTGATTCCTGTAGCGGCTATGTCTAAAACATCTGCAACTTCTAATCCAATCAGTGATATGTTGTTCCTAGATACTGACCATCTATGGTTATCTGTTATGAAACCAACTCAATACTTTGAAGATGGTATCGCTAGCGGAAACCCATTCGGTGTTGGAACTCTAGGTAACAAGGCTCTTTACCGAACAATTGCAGAAGTCGGTTGTTCATACTTTAAAGGCCAAGGCAAGATTACCAACCTACTGTGAGGTGTTTAAATGACACATTCAGTAAGATTGGTAGCAGACCATAAAGGATATACTAAGCCTAAAGTTGTAGGCGATGAATATGTGGTTGATGCAGCAATAGACATAACTGCCTATGTTCAAGGCGGTGTAACTATTACTGCTGCTTCTTTAGGCCTAAGTTCTATTAGTGCGGTATTGGTGACAGGAGTAGAAGAAATAGGGCATTCTGCTAGAGCAGTTTCTACAGCAGAATCAGGTGCTTATGAGTCTACTAGTAGTTTTAAACTAATACTTTCTACAGGTTCAGCGCAACAATCTGGAACTGGTAATGAAGGAACTGTTAGAGTTAGAGTTTACGGGAACCTTTGAGGTGACTTAATTGGTAACAGTTATAGTTGCTGAAGGTTGTTCTAGGTTCAATGCAACAGATACACCTGCGGGAAAAATCACAAAGAAGAAATCCGCTAGTGTGTCTGTTCGTTGGGCTTTAGGAAGACTAAACTCTAGAGATTTAGTATTTACCTTTGAAGAAAAAGATAGAGAAACACTTCTATCTTTATCCTCTAAGCAATTGCTATTGGCGGCTAAAACAACAGGAGAAGATGTCTCTACTCATAAAGAGTTAGAGGCACTTCTTCTGCCCGCAAAAGTGAAGCCTAAAATCTCTAAGCCGAAACCTAAAACTACAAAATCTAAGGCCAAAACTTCTCAAAAAGAGGAATAAGGTTAAGAAGTAGTTGTAAGGTTGAAAGTTTGACGGAGGACTACCTATGGCTAGTTGTAGAAGTAGTGGGGTTTTGACTGCAAGCGCAGTCGTTAGTGCTGAAAGATGCAAATTAGTTTCTATTCATGCACAATTAACAGGAACAAACCCTACATTAGTTAGAGTTTTTGATAATTCTTCTGCCGCAAGTGGTAAAGAATTAGCAAGAGTAAATCTAGTTACTTCAAAAACAGATACCATAGAGTTTGACATGCATGGCGTTATTGCTAGTAACGGTCTATATCTTGATATAGCAACCGGAAGCGGCATTGGTGCGGCTGTCTCCGTTGAATTTGCTTGAGGTTTTATGATGGCAGTTTTGAACCAAGATACTAGATTAGTGATGACTATACTCTTTGTTGGTGCATTGAGTGGAGCGAATGTATTTGCTTATGCAGCATTTGGAACAGGTTTTCCATATGGGCCAATAGCGCATTCTGTTCTATTTGGATTAGGAACAATCGGAGCAATTATGGTTATGAAGGCTCTATTTGATTTAGCACTTAATGATAAAATAGAAATGTGGCTACTAGATAGAAAGATTTCAGCGTTTTGGGAAAGAAAAGCAAGAGATGAGCAGCAAAGAACTAAGATGCGTGAAAGTGCTAGACAATACAATACTAGTTTTTATACCCCACCAACACAAGAAGATGAAAATACAGTTGGTAATGAGTTTTTAGCGGCCCTACAATAAGGGGTTGGTTAATTGGTTGTTAGCGATTTGCTAGGTTTTTCTGATTCTGATTATGCTTATAACCAATCAAGAGCGCATTCTGCTGATATTTTCTTTTTGAAAATGAGAGCATGGTTTTGGGGAGGTTTCTCTACTTTGTCTATGTTTCTAATTGGAAACATTATGGGCGTATTCGATATTAATATAATGGGTTGGATTATAGACAAGATATCGGGCATATGGGGTCATTGATATGTCATTAATGACCGGCTTTGCTATATTAGTAGGTGAAGCAGTTATCGGCTTTTGGAAGAAAGTTCACGCTATTAATTTTGGAGTCTATGGAGCAACTATGGTTGGTAAAACAACATTAAGCCACCAATTAAGAACAAGAGGCGAAGTGCCTCAAATAAATCAAAGAACAGTAGGATTACATAGAGCATCAAGAAAGAATGTAAAAATTGATGGCGATTCTCATACAATAAAAAGTGCTGACATAGGCGGTGAAGCGATTTATTGGAAAGAATGGGTAAAAGATATGCAAAGCCGTAGAGTTAAGTATGTTATTTTTATGATTGACCATAGACATTTAGATAATGAGGCAAACTTAGACCATCAAGTGGCTTGGAAATTTTTAGTAGATACTATTGTTTCTAGTATGTGGCCTACTGGTAGAAAGAAAAAGGATTCGGATTATCCTATGGCTGTAGCAATATGGGCTAATAAATACGATATATGGGGAGAAAAATATCCTTTGGAGCAAGACCAGCCAATTGACAAACATAAAATATTCGAACCTTTTAAGTATGGCATGAGACAACTGAATGACAAGGGCATTCCTTGTTTTAAGTATATTGTATCAGCAAAATCAGACCCCGAAATGGTATATAGAGGTGTGATGACAATGATAAAAGACTATTGAGGTGTAAAAAATGTATCAGCAACCAAATATGATAGGACAAAATAACATGCAATCGCAGGGAGTTGCATATGGAATGACACCACTACAACAGGCTAGAGCAAGTGGTATAGTTCAGGAATACAAGTTTATGGCAATTAAGCCTAAAAAACAACAAAAAGAATTGATTAGAGTTCTAAGAGCAGAACCTAAGAAATTACTTTTTATCAAGTATGGAAAGAAATTCAATTTAAAAGATAGATGTATTGTTTGTGGAATGCATCATGTATGGGAACAGGGAGATTATATGCGGCCACCTATTCCTTTAGATGGGGTAGTAAAGGGTAGGCCGTTAATGGGAACATATTGTCCTAAACACGCTGCACACTTTATGCAATTAGAAATGCTACAACAACAGATACTTGCGGATAAACACGGTTTAGAGTTTAAACGATTTATTCCCAAAACACCTAAGATTTTGAAAAGCGGCCCAATAAAAAATTTATCCAAAGAAGATATTATTTCTTTAACTGCCGCAGGTTATTTTATTAAGCCACCCACATTAGGCGATAATAGGTCTGCCACTAATGAAGCAATTGAAATCGTTGGAGAAATAAATATACTAACAGATAGGCTAAATTATTTAATGATAAATCAAGGAGTTAAAGCCCCTAAAATAGAAAATAAAACTAAAGAAGAATCAAAGGAGGAATAAATATGGGTATGTTTGGAACAAGTAATGGAACAGTGTTGGCCTCGGTACAACAACAGGGCGACCAAAATTTCAAGAATGTAAATAATTTACTTTCTCTACAAGAAAATCATGTAGAAGAGTTTTTTCAATATCATGGTGAACAGTTCTTGACCGCCTTAGAACAATTAATGGAAGATGTTATTGAAAGAGTAGTTTCTCAAATGTTAAGCAAATTGGCCTTTACAACTTCGGGAGGAAATATCACAATTAATCCTGATGCTATGAGAGAGTTCGAGAGAATAACACAAGAGAATATTGACTTAGATATTCAAAAGATTCTAGGTGCGGCTATCAATACTGAAGTTGTTATGCAAAGAAAAATGGCTAAACAGCAATATCTAGAATCTCAAGGGTTTAGTGGTGGGGGAAATATGCAACAACCATCAGCAGGAATGGCAGTAGCGGGATTAACAGGCAATACTCAACAATATCAACAAATGCAAGGGGCTATGAATAATGGCACAGGTTATCCTATTCCTCCTTCGGGAACAGATGGATATGGTAGGCCATATTGGATAGATGCTCAAGGACAAATGAGTTATGAACCCCCACAAAGCGGTTTAGGATTAGGTTCAGCAATA